CGGCAACATGATCAACCAGAGTTCCCATGCGAAAGAATACCAGTCTATTCTTGAGAAGAACATCATCAAGTTGAATCACAAATCCTTTCACCAGATCGTGGTGTTGGGGTCATCGTCGTTTGTGCCATTTATGCAACTGGCTAGTGGTTCTCGTCGTGAGGTGATCGAAGATCTATTGGACATCAACATGTTCAGTAAGATGAACGGTATCCTCAAAGAGAAGATGGCGCAACTGAAAGATCAGATGAATGACAACATCCATCAACTGAACATTGTGGATACCAAGATCAATGCACAGAAGAAGTATCTGCGTGACCTGAGTGAGATCTCCGCACAGCAGAAGAAAGAGAAACAGACAACCATCCAGTCTCTACAGGAAGAGATTCGGGTGTTGAATGATAAGAACGTGCAACTATCTAAAGATGTTGCAGAAAAGTCTCCTGATATTGAATCCCAGATCAGTACTTCCACTACTGAAGATAAGAAACTGGATGAGTATGCTGCTGGTTTCAAGAGTCAACAGAAAGAGGTTGTGAAACAAGCCAAGTTCTTTGAGAAGCATGACATCTGCCCCACGTGTAGTCAGGACATTGACGAAGAGACCAAGAAGAGTCACCTTGATAAGTGTAGGTCTACCGCGACTACTATCTCGGAAGCACTTGATATGTACGATGTCAAGAAGAAAGAACTTGATGGCAGACTTGAGGCCCTGTACACTCAACAGAATATTCTGCGTGAGTGGCAGGGACAAGTGAATGCGAACAACCAGAGTATTGCCACGATCAACCGGAACATCGATACACTGAATACTGAGTTATCTCGTATTGATAATGAGACTGGTGATCTGTCTGAGGCCAACTCTGAGTTAGAGACTCTGCGATGTAATAAGGAAAAGTTACAGGACTGTAAGTACAAACTGAACGAGCAACATTCCTACAATCAGGTGTATGCCGAGTTACTGAAAGATACAGGTATCAAGACTAAGATCATCAAGCAGTACTTGCCCGTCATCAATCAACTGACCAACAAGTACTTGCAGATTCTAGATTTCTTCGTACACTTTGATCTGGACGAGTCTTTCCAAGAGACTATTCGATCCAGACATCGTGATGCGTTTTCGTATGACTCATTCTCTGAGGGTGAGAAGCAACGTATTGATCTGTCCCTACTATTCACATGGAGACAGATCGCGAAGATGAAGAATAGTGTTGCGACTAATCTACTGATCCTTGACGAGACTTTTGACTCGTCTCTGGATGAAGAGGGTATCGAAAACCTCATGAAGATTATCGAAACGCTGGGTGAGGATACCAACGTGTTTGTTATCTCTCACAAGAGTGAACTTGAGGATGCAGCCTTCCAGCGCAAAATTGAGTTTGTAAAAGAAAAGAACTTTAGTAAAATAAAGTCTTGACATTGTATCCCCACTGTGGTATTATACCATTCACAAAATCGTAAAGGAAATACATTATGGAACTAACCGACAATACACTGCAAGTTCTCAAGAACTATGCAACAATCAATCCAAACATTGTTATCACTGAAGGTAACACACTGAAGACTATCTCGGTAGCACGTAACGTGTTGTCTACCGCTGAGTTGAGTGAGGCCTTCCCTCAGTCTTTTGGCATTTATGATCTCCCTGAGTTTCTGAATGTCCTATCCCTAGTGGACTCGCCTCGACTCAAGTTCGAGAAAGACTATGTCGTAGTGGGTGACTCTACTGGTCGTTCATCTGTGAAGTACTTCTTCTCTGACCCTGAGATGTTGACTTCGCCTGGCAAGAATATTACCATGCCAGATGCGGAAGTTAATTTTGTCCTAGATACAGACACGTTGGGTAAAGTCAAACGTGCTGCAGCTGCACTGGGTCATGAAGAGATCTCTATTACGCCCGTAACTGGTGCGGTACGTTTGTCTGTCATTGACAGTAAAGACGCAACGAGTAATGCATTCTCTATTGACGTAGAGGGTACATACCCTGAAGGAGTTGATTTCAACTTCATCATGAATGTTGGTAACCTGAAGGTTGTCAACGAAGACTTTGAAGTGGGTGTGAGTTCTAAACTCATCTCTCAGTTCAAGAGTAGGCAATCAGCGATTGAATACTTTATCGCACTTGAAAAATCATCGACTTACGGAGCATAAGATGGCAAAGGCACAAAAAGATCATACAGCAATTTACGAACTGGGGAATCGGGTCTCACGTTCATGTGTGGCTGTGATTGATACGATTGTTCAACGAGGAGCAATCAAAGGAGAGGAACTCTCAACCATTGGTCAACTGCGTGATCAAGCAGTTCAGATCATTCAACTCTGTGAAGAGTATCAGTCTGAACAGGGCGTTGATGAATAACGGCAGAAATGTCGTGGGGGTGGGGGGTCTCCTTTCCCTCCCATCCCCGAACTTTTTCTTGACTTTTTGTTTCATATCCTGTACAATGTACAACGTATGAAACACTTTTATTATGGAGACTAAATGTCTAACGAATTCCTCTGGGTTGAGAAGTATCGCCCGTCTACCGTAGCCGACACAATTCTACCTGATGATCTGAAAGACACCTTTCAGAAGATCGTAGACTCCGGTGAGATTCCAAACATGATGTTCACTGGCACTGCCGGTCTGGGTAAGACCACAGTCGCACGTGCCATCTGTGATGAACTAGGTCTTGATTACATCGTTATCAACGGGTCTGAAGAAGGCAACATTGATACCCTGCGTGGTAAGATCAAACAGTTCGCCTCATCCGTTTCTCTCTCTGGCGGTTACAAGGTGGTTATCCTCGATGAGGCGGACTACCTTAACGCACAGTCAACTCAACCCGCACTTCGTGGTTTCATCGAAGAGTTCTCTCAGAACTGTCGATTCATTCTGACCTGTAACTTCAAGAACAAGGTGATCGAACCTCTACACTCACGGTGTGGTGTGTATGAGTTCAACACCTCCAAGAAGATCATGGCAGAACTATGTGGTCAATTCATGAAACGACTACAGACCATTCTTGATAGTGAAGGTGTGAAGTACAACAATGATGTCCTTGCGGGACTAATCAGTAAGTATGCACCCGATTGGAGGCGTGTACTGAACGAGGGTCAACGTCACTCTATTTCTGGTAAACTAAATACATCTGTGATCGTTAATGATCTGAACTCCAACTATGTGGGTCTCTACAAGTCTCTCAAAGACAAAGACTTCAAGAAGATGCGTAGTTGGGTGGTCAACAACATGGATGTTGAACCGGCTGCTGTCTTCCGTGGCATCTACGATTCTATGGAAGGTAATGTTGCACCGACATCCGTACCACAGTTGGTACTCATTCTTGCTGATTATCAGTACAAGAATGCGTTTGTTGCAGACCATGAACTTAACCTAGTCGCCTGTCTCACTGAGTGCATGGCTAATGTGGAGTTTGCGTAATGTCAGACAATGTAATACCGTTTCCCTATGAACGTCTGGTCATCTCTGAACCTACGGATCAGGAGGTGCTTCTGGATGAGATCGTTGAACAGTCTATCGAAGTGGCGGAACAGGCCATGGAACTGGAGAAGCAATCCCAAATACTATTGGATCAGGCGCTCAAGATCTTGAGTGCCATGAAAGAATTGGAGATTGAAGATGAACGGGGGGTTCCAGAATGATCTTTCAACAACCAATGCAGAAATTGGAAGAAGATATCACGCGAGTATGGAGTATCACTGATGACCTCTCGCTTATACTACAGATGATTGGAGATGATGAGTTCTTCGGTGATCTTCCTGCTAAACATGCAGATAAACTCATGAATATACTGATCGGTGTCAAAGAGATGTCTGATTATAAACTTAACCTTCTATGGGACAATTACGAGTTATCGTTGCGCGATTATTATAAATATAAACGCACTCATGATAATAAGGAATAGTTCAGTGGAACAAACAACTCGAAACTATAAGTATCTTCAACAGGATCTTACCGAACTAAATAGTGACGGCAACAGAACTCGCGGAAGATATGGTGAGGACAATGAACCAGAAGAAGAGAAGCGTTTGGTGGAGACTCTGGGCGAGATCGCTCGGGGAGAAAGTCGGGGAAACTGACCGACAAGCAGATACCATTGCAGGAATTAGAACTGTATGGTGGTTGACACACATGGCAACATGTTGGTTTATTATATTGAATGCCGTGGCTAATCACGGGTGGGGACTTATTGGATTATGAGTGTGAAATACATACTCGACACCGAGTCGAGAGAAAATCTGGAACAAGATTCTTACGGAAACACTATTGATAAATACTCTGGTGATTATGTAATCATTGTTCCTAAACTTCAAGAGAAATTACCACATCAACCTGCAACCTTGACAAAGGTGGATGGTCAGTGGGTACCAAAGCAGATGGAACTTTGGGCAATTGAATAAGTGGGATAGAGCGCACCTTGAGGTCGCAGAGACATACGCACAGTTGTCTTCTGCGAAACGGAGAAAGGTCGGTTGTGTTATAGTAAAGGACAACCGTATCATTTCTATTGGATATAATGGTATGCCTAGTGGTTGGGACAATGAATGTGAATATGAAGGTGAATATACTTCTCACGCACCGTGGCCCAATCTAATCACTAAGAAGGAAGTTCTACATGCGGAAGCGAATGCACTCACGAAAGTTGCAAAGTCAACGGAATCGTCGGAGGGTGCAGTTCTCTATACCACCTGTACCCCTTGCCTTGAATGCTCGAAGCTTATCTATCAATCAGGAATCGAGCGAGTCGTTTACAAAGAACGATATCGAACCGAAGAAGGATTGACTTTTCTACAGAACTGTGGTATCGAGTTAGAACAACTATGAGCACAGTTCAAGAAATATATCAAGCAGAATTAAGGAAAGTTCTCAGGGCCCGTTTGAGAGGAAGCATGCTTCCTACTGACAATGTCTTGTACTTCCCTAATAATATTGATGTCCGTATTTGTCCAAAGAATGGTATGACTACTATTAAGTGGGCCTTACTCTACGTTCTAAGACTGGACTATGCTGAAGATAAGTCTGAGGCCAAGTTATGTGGCACTAAGGGATGGCGAGTACGAGAGATAAAGAAACGTGGTTATTTGCCTGACTTGCCTTTTAGACAAGAGTCACTGAGAGTCGCAATTTCACGTGACCCGATTAAAAGGTTCCTGTCCGCCTGTGAATATATAAAAACTGAGTACGCCAAGTCATCTAACATGTTGACCTCTTCGGAAACACTTGACAAAGAGTCTCTTGCGGCATTGGGTAAGATGTCTGACCTTGATGATTTGCCTGACAAGTTGGATGACATCATTGATGGCGTTTGGTCTGGTGATATTCACAATAGTCACTTCTATACGCAGACATATTTTCACGGCAACCGTGGGCAGTATGATGAAATTTTTCAGATGCAAGACTTTATGGAATTTTTAGAGTTGTTGAGAAAGCGGGTAGGGTCTAAACGAAAAATCAATAAGATTCATGCCAACACAACATCTGGTCTTTGGTTTGGTACTAAAAATGACTTGACAGAAGATCAGAAAAGGCGTATAATGAGAATCTATGAAGAGGACTATGATTATGGCTGGACAGAAGATGAACCCCTTTAATTATGTAAACAGTATTAACCTGTCTAAGAAAGACATCATGGTTACGGTTGATGATGAGAAAGCATACAATCCTTTCATGGTCAATCGATCCCTTTCATACTTTTCCGACACCGCTGTCATCGCAAATGAGATGAACAGGTATCACCAACTGGACTCGCGTCTACAATATCAGTTTCTTATAAATATGGTAAGGAAACGGAAGCGTTTCTCCAAGTGGGTAAAACCTGACGTAGAAAACGACTTTGAGTCGGTGAAAGAATACTATGGATACAGTAATGAAAAGACACGACAAATCCTATCTCTTCTCACACCTTCTCAGATCAAAGCGATAAAGAATAAGGTGTATAAAGGTGGAAGAAAATAAATTAGTTTCATGGAGTCCAGTGAATATGCTAGAGAT